CAGATTCAGACGCAGTACTGTTACACCTCCCCATATCACTCCAGAGGTGCTGCCTCCTGTACGCGAACTACCTCCATCTAATGTTGCAGGTGTCCTACCAGAAGCGCGTACAGTAGATGTACCAAGTGTTGTAGATTCTCCAATTACTCCAAGAACACCTCCTACACCTGAGAGGGTGTTGGTTACACCTAATCGTGAAGCACCTTCTAGAGTGTACTTGCCTGAAAACACTGTCGCGCAAGATGCAACAACTTCACAAACTACAGTTGGTCGTACTGTCGCGCAAAGTGACACAGCCGCACAAAACATAACCACAGTAGAAGGTGCTACTCAGGTAAATGACATAACTGTACCTCAGAAAAGAGCAGAACCTGAGCTTGCTGCTTCCTATGATTCTTTGGCACGTTATGAACCATCTGAAGTGGTGTTCCCTGTACCGCGCGAACCTTATACACCTCCTGTAGTCCGTTATCACGGCTCTTCTTCCCCAGTGACAGAGTTAAAGAACGACTTCTTTAACAAAGATAACATCTACGGTAATGGTTTCTATACTACAAGAGACAGGTCAGTAGCTGAGACGTACCAGAAAAAGGGAGCTTCTGAAGGTACTGGTGAAGGATACTTATATCAAGTAGACTCATCTAATGATAAGCTTTTTAATCTAGATGATGTGATACCTGCACAAATAAGAGAGAGTGTAAGGCTTAATGCACCAAACTCTGGTAGGCTTGGTGTTCTGTACAAAGAAGCTGAAAGGTTACTGAACGGTGGTAAGAGTTATGGTCTTGGTGGAAAAGTTGTTACATCTACAGCCGAGTTGTTTGACGCAGTGCGTATATTCAGTAAAAGAGTGACTGTAGAAACTGGTGAAGACGGCTTTGCTAAGTTTGTCGATTCGTTTAAACCAGAACTACAGAAGTCAGGATACACAGGATTCACACACGAGGGAGGGAGGCTCACACGCGGAAAGCGTCATCAAGTAGATATTTTATGGAATCCAGAAACGTCAGTGAAGTTGTCCCAATTAAATCTACCAAAAGTAGAGCCAGAAGACATCCAGCTTTACAACAACGTGACTGCACTATATAACAACTCACCTCAACTGCCTGTTGTACAGAACCTACTTCGCGCTGTCATAGAACAGAAACCTTTGCCGTCAACTCAATTTCTAGATGATATCTTAAGAGATATCGAAGAATACGGACGTACTGGAGAACTCACACCTAACATTGCAGTGTTGAAGGGTGCTACTCCAGACGAAGTTCGCGCTATCGTACAAGACAAATTAGAAGTAATGCGCGACACTCCTTTAGTTGTACCACGATTAGAAGTGCAGCCGATTACAATCCCGAAGCTGGAGTTCGCATTCCAAGGTAAAACAGGAGGTCGCGTCACAAGAGGTGTAAGACCTAGCAAAAGAGCAAGTGCAAGAGACTCAGCACTCGATGAGTGGGTGGTTAAGTTTGACAATTGGTACACCTCAAATAGGAGACCTGAGTATATCAGGACAGGAGCAACTGGTTCTGACTTTGAGCCACTGATTAACGCCTACATTCGTAAAGGAGACTACTTAGTCAATGGTGAGAAAGTAGACGCAATCACATTTGCTAACATCTCTGTGTCTGAAGACGTAAGAGGAAAGGGTATCTTCTCAGACATCCTCAAACGTACAGAGGAGAAGTATCCTGACAAGGTATTAGTTATTGAAGAAGTCAATGAAAGCTCTGCTGCTCTAGCGAAGAAAAATGGATTTACTGTTGACAGCACAAACCCAAACAATTGGGTGAAAGTACCTCCAGACAAACCTGTACCAACTAGTAAACCTGTTACTGTGGTTGAGATGTATCATGGAGGTGCAAATAAGATAGAGAAGCTTGATGACACATACAGGTCTGTGGACAATTTGTACGGTAACGGTCTCTACACTACAGAAAATATCGAAGTTGCAAATTCGTACAGGGGTAAAAACGCTGTTGACAAGACAGAAGAAGGGTATTTATACAAACTGCAAGAAATAACACCTCAAAAATTATACGACTTAGACAATCCTTTAGTTGCTGGCACTCCTGAATACACAGCAGTTAGAAAGACTTTAATAGAGTACGCTAAAGTAGATGGTGGAGAATTTACTGGTGTTGCTAGGCATATACTCAAAATGTTTCGTAATGGTCAAGTGCCAAAGCTTACTGAGATTTTTAAGTCTGGCAGACCACTAACTAAGGACTCTGCTAAATACGCAGCCTTTGTTGACTCTTTTCGTACAGAGTTAGAAAAGCTTGGCTACAACGGTTACACCCACACAGGTGGTAGGAGTATAAGAGGTTTCATAGACCATAAAGTAAACATATACTGGAACTCTGAGAATGCGTTGCGTTTAGAGCAACTCGAACCAAAACCAGTACCAACTAGTAAACCTGTAGTTGTCACAGATTCAGCAATTGTAACTGTTGCTGACTTGCAAGACGCTGCTAAAGGTATTGGCACTCTTGGTGAGGTGTCTCAATGGTCTGTGCGCGGCGACTTCATTACACCACTCAAGGAAGTGTTAAACGCTGTAGACGACCTCGGCTTAGACGTACTCAACACTCCTGCACTATCCAAGATGGTTAAAGGTGGTATCGGCAAACTATCCAACAAAACAGTGGAAGGTGTTGCATCTTCACTCCAGAAGGTGTCTCTTGAGACTGCGGAAGATATCGCTAAAAGTATCTTTAACGCACTGTGGCGCAAATCTACACCAGACCAGAAAGAGATTATACTTGGTAAAATCTCTGCTACTCGTCTGGAGCAGCTTGGTTTGGAGAGGGTGCAAACAAAGATAACACCTCCTACAACTCCTGCACCACTTCAGTATGTTCAAGCTGGCGTGTTAGATGAGGTGACTGTATCTGCTTATCACGTTGTCAATGACTCGCAAGTACCTATTGAAGATTTGTACCAAGCAATGATGAGAAGTGCTGGTTTTAGTGCGCGTGAGGCGCGTGAAGCTGGCGGTCATTTTATCACAGAACAGATAGCTTTCACAGGTGCAGTCACTGATAGAAACCTTAAGACACTTATAACTTTAAAGAGTTTGTCCGTAGAGTCACCTGTAAAGCAGAAGTGGAGCAGTAAGATGCTTCAGCAAATATGGGAAGTAGCAACACCAGAACAGAAAGCCTACATCATGAAAAACGTAGACAACTTAGAGCAGCTAGGTCTAGAGCGTATCGCGCGTTCAAATGTAATTGACGACCATCTACCACCAGAAGGAGTATTTGACACACCATGCTAAGCCCTTGCCCTCTACCTAAAGGACGTGACAAAGAAGCGTTCACACCTGACGAACTCAACACCGCCAAAGCTCGTTTCGCTAACGTGAGAGCAGAGCGTGACAAGTTTATCAAATACTCAGATGAACTCGCTGCTGCCAAGACTGCTGACATTCCTAAGATTGACGCGAAATTCCAGAAGGGTGTCACCGATGCACAGAACTCTGTCGTTAAAGCGCAAAACAAAGTTGACGCGATAGAGCAGCGTGTGATGATGCTCGGTTCTACTGACAAAGCTGTACAGAAAGAATTTGACTTGGTGAAAGCTGAAGTCAACGCTTACGAGCAATCCTTAAAAGCACAGAAACGTATCGAAGATTCTATTAACGACCTTTACAACCGCTACTACGCCGCCAATCCTGAGATTACACCTCAGATGGTTAAAGCCTATGAAGGAATGTTTAACCTTGCGAAGACAACCACCGACCCCAAGCAGTTAAAAGCAATTGACGTTCAACTACGTCAAATGGAACGTGCAATGGAAGCAGAGGTGAAAGGCTCCGCGAAGCTGTTGGAAGAGGTGTTCCAAAATAAGAAGATTCAGACGCGCAACTTCAACACTCAAGTAGAACGTTCGCGTGTTGCGCGAAATCGTGTCACCCGCGCAGAAAAGAAACTGGATGCAGCTATCGCCAAGACTGACACCCAACTCAGTAAGGAGTTAGAGAAAGCGCGTAAGTCATTGGATGGTGCAACTCTTAACCGTGATACTTTTGAGTCTGTTGCTCAGAACTACACACAACGTATCAACAAACAACGTGCTGACAAGTACGCTGCCAAGTCAGCGCGTGACGAGTACAACGTCAGACTCGGCGAATCTGTTGCTCTAGACCCGCGCAAAGGTAGAGCAGTGTTCGACTTTGTGCGGTCTAGGTTAGGTTGGACTCTTGAGATGATTGGTGCAGAAGTTTCTGGAAAGGTGCGTCTGTCCTTACAACGTGCTGGCTACCTTGCAGAGAACGCTGTCAACGCAATTGGTTATGTGGTGCAGGTAAAGACTGTCATCGACTTCACGAACGACTTTAGAAAAGCAGCGAACAAGTTAGGTATCTCTCGCAAAGAGCGTCTGGTACTCCAGACAGAAACACTTGAGGTAGGACAAATACCTGACTTTTTGAACTTCTTCGACTCAGGAAATCCTGTAGTTAAGCAGGTGCAGAACATCCGCTACAGCCAGTATGTTGAAGCCATGACCAAAAAGGGCTTCACTATCACACAGATTGACGAGTTTGTCAACCAAGCTGTAAAAGTTTCTAAGGTCTTTGACGACATCCGTGTGATGGGTAACGCAATGGGTGTAGGTATCGAAACCATCGACCCGTTCATCGGATACATCACACGCATCTTTTCACTTGATGGTGACTTCGCACTCAAACGTATTGTCAACCCTGACAAAGTTACGGGAGATGTAATGGCTGTCGGTAAAGACTCAAAGTTTCAATTTGACATTGCGCGTAAGTACGAGTTTCTTGTACCACAAGACATCGACATCGCCGCTGACATCTTCAAAATCACCGTAGATGAACTGACAGATTTGATAAACAATCCTGTGCAGATGCAGTTGTTTATTGAAAAGAATCTTGCACCCGCCCAAATCGACACCCTTCTTAACGTTGGTTTCTTCCAGAAGTTGCCAATGTCTAGTAGAGAGGTGTACGACTATCTGATGGCGCAATACCGTCTTCCATTCAGCAGTGCGGCTGATATGTTTAATCTTGACATTGTAGAGAATCTTGGTACATATAGACGCGCTATTGGCGACCAAGCAAACATCTCAATGATGTTAGGACGTATCTTTGACGAAGAGGGTGTAAAGCTTGGATGGAGTATCGACATCAACGCGTATGAAGCAGATAAATTGCTTCCTGCTGACAAGCGCCAGTTTGCTAATTACGTCAACATGGAAGACAAGATGTTGACATGGACGGCGCGACTCGGTCTACCTGCTGATGTACAAGCACAGTTCGGTAAATTCTATATGCACCCTGTAGTCGCCGACCAAGTAATTGCACTCATTGACATCACCAAATCTCCTGCGCTTCTTGGGCAGTTAGGTGGCTTCATTGGACACGCCAACAGATTCTTTAGTTCAATGTCTAGAGGTGTTTTAGTTAACAACTTTCCTGTTTACTTGTCAAACCAAGCTCTTGGTAACTTCATAAGCTCTCATGCTGCTAGCACCAACCCACTGAATCTTCCTATCGCGTTTATAGACCACATCCGAGTAATGCGCGGCGGTCTTGAAGTTCTTGACAATACCGTAAAGCGTTGGGAAGTTGGTGGTAAACAATACACCCACCGAGAGTGGTTTCAGCTGTATTACGAAAACAACGGTACAGCAGTGTCCTCTGTGTTCGGTGAGCGTGGTCGTCCTTCTGTTACTGGTACGATAGATTACGCAAAAGATTTGTTGTCCAACAGTAGTGGATTTGTGTACCGTCTCATGACGTATATGTTCGGTACTGGTGAGCTTACTGGAGGTAAGGCACTCAACTCTATGGAGAGGGTGCTTGGAGGTGTTGACTACTTTATGAAACACGCTGACAACGTCCTTAATAGCTTATCTTCACCTGTGTTCTATACTGCTAACCTCATCGACTCATCCGCTAAATGGGCGAACTGGATGAGTGTAGGTAAACGTATAGATGGTGCTTCTGCCGTTGCAGACAAAGCTGGAACATATATGTTTTCACAGTCTGTTAAGCAGTTCGATACTGTTGCTGATATCAACGCCCACGTTCGCGCCTACTTCCCTGATATGCGTGACGTTGGTTCTACTGTGTATGGTGTCAACAAGTACGCAATCATGTTTACGTCTTGGCAAGCGTCTATGATACCGCGTGTGTTGCGCGATGTTGCGCGTAGACCTTGGAGGTATGCTGCTTACGAGAAACTGCGTCAGTTTATTGCTGAACCTCTTACAGAAGATGACTCAGTTACAGAAGCAGGTATCTCTCCAGAGGTTGTCAAAGGACTACCTTACTACATCGGTCGTGTTAAGGACGATGACAACAAACTAATTATGTGGATGGACGAGTCGTACAACCCTGCAACGTCTACATTTCAGTTTGTTAAAGAGTTAACAGGTGTAGGCAAAACTGCTGCGGATAAACGTGCAGAATTGCAAGGCGAGGGTAGAAACGACACCCTCGTTAGGTTAATGAACTCGTCTTACCCTGTCTATAAAATCATCTACGAACTTACAAGTGGCACTAACCTTCGTACTGGAAAACCTCTGCGCCGTACAGATGGGCGTGGTATCCCCATCCTTGGCTTTGAAGCACCTCCTGAACTATACTCCATCATCAACAACGCTGTACCTGCTATCGGTGCTATCGACAGAATGGATATACCAGCCATCAGTGGTCTGCCAACTATCCGCGACAACAACGGCAACATCATCCAGAAAGGCTACGGCGGTCTAGGAGGTGCAATCCCCGATGCCACTGGAAGGGTGCTCCGTAACCGCGAAGTGGCTAACGAGTGGGTTGGTGCTGCACTCTCGCTCATTGGTGGTAAACTCAAAATCGTGGACATGGCGCGTCAGAACAAAATTACCTACAACGACATCTCGCGCTCACTCGACATCGTTGGCAAACAAGTTGACACCAAAACTCAGGAACTGTTGCGCGACCAGCGTGATGGCATCCTCAGGAAGGGTGAGTATGAGAAGAAGCTTAAAGACATCGAGCGCCTTATCATCGCGCGGGAACAACTTCAATACGATGAAGACATGGTGTGGATGTGGCTCAACGAGAGAGGTGTCCTTACTGACAAGGAAATCAAACAAAAAGAGCGCTACATGACAGAGCTTCAGCAAAAAGGTATGCACCCTTCCGAAGCTGCTATCCAGAGGAGTGCCGACCGACTACTACGTTTTAGACAAAGTACTATCTATAACTATGTCGAAAACAAGAAAAAAGCCCCGTAAAGGTAGCACAAAGGCTACAGGACGAGACTACACTTATGACAAGAAGTACCAGAAGAAAAAGGCTAAATACAGAGCCGAACTCAATGCCTACAACAGGGCGAAGGGTACTTATGGCAACGGTGATGGTCTCGATGCCTCACATAAGAATGGTGTTATGAGCGGCTTCGAACCAGCCGCCGTAAACCGAGCGAGGAAGACTAAATGAAGTACTTTATTTCGCAGGTGTCTACACCTCAGCAACTAGCAACACCTAACGCCAACAATCAAACTGTAGATTTGAATGTCATACTCGCGTTAATTGTAGGAGGTGTAGGTGCTCTCGGTATTCCGAAGTTGGTGCAGATGTTTGTAGCTGACAAAGTTGACGGTTCAAAAGCAGAACGCCGCCGTGACGACATTGTATTGGAGAGTGTTCTTGAAGTCAACAAAACGATGCTGAAAGCAAGCGCTGACAACTATCTAAAGATGATGGAGTTCACGCAAACACTCGTCAGTGAAATCTCGATGATGCGCGAAGTCATCTCTAATAACACCAACGTTATGGAGAAGGTGCGCGTAGCAGGTGAGGAGTTAAAAGAAGAGATGTACTTTATCAAAGTGCAGATGTCTGCGCCACGCAACAACGATATAATGTGAAGTTTATACGAATACGAAAGTTTACTGAAGTAGTTGATCGGATTCATTACCAATTGATCGACAGTACAGAAACGTGATCAGCGATAGCTGTAAGCGATCTGTAGACACTCTAATAGGTTAGATGTGTGTTTGTAAGGTTAGACTCTATCAAGCTGTACAGAATCAAACAGCACCATTCAGGTAAAGTTCACATAGATAATACTCTGCTATTATTCGTGTAAATTTCATACAATTTAATGACATACAAAAGCCGCAGTCAATTAAGATTGCGGCTTTCTTTTGCTGTCTTTAGCAGCGTTACATATTTACACCTACCATGAGTTACTCCTCTCAATTGCGCGGACGAAATCTTCAACTTTTTTTACACCACTCCAGTAGATGAGCTTAGACTTGGAGAGTGTGCGCTTTGCACCAGTAATGTTGAGCTTGTACAACAACTCCGATGTGCGGTTAGTCATGCACTTCTCGTCACTCCAGTACGAGCCGTCTACCCAAATCATGCGCTCAACTTGTGGATTGTCAAGCAACAGTTTGTAACACCAAGTACCGTCCATGTCGCCAGCGATGATGACGGTGCTGATGTCGTACAAAGAACACCTCTTCCCAAGTACGGCGGCGTAGAACTTTTGCGCGTCTTCACGTTCAGTGATATCAGCCCACATATCTCCGTCTGAGTATTCGCGACAATAATCTTTGCCGAAATACTCCATCTCTCGTTTGTCGCGTACGCCGTTAACAACAAACCACTTCGGCAATCCGTTGTAGTGAGGTGCGCTTACAACGTTGAAGTCATCGCGGATAGTAGAAACACCACTGAGGAGGGTGTTATACAACGAAGCGTAAGAGGAGCAAGAAGGGCTGAAATCGGGCAGAAATAGTATAGAAGGATTGGCGCGGTCTTTCTGAGAGGTGTTGATAGTGACATCGCGGTGTGTTTCAAGCCGCGCTACAAACTTGTCTCCGTCAAGCTGGTCATTGTCGTGAACCATACCACCTTCCATCAACGTATAGATGGCGCGTTGTATGCGCTTGATGTCATTGATGGAGGTGCTGCCTTTAGGGAGTGAAATAGCAGCGCGTGGAAACCATCTGTTGATGTTGGTGCTGCTACTTGCCACAGGAGGTGTAACAACATCGTTTGACACCTCTTCTTCTGCATCGCCGAACTCAAGTTCGTCATAGTCAGGGTTGATGAGTTCTTCATCGATTAAGTACTCAACTTGTTGTGGGTCAACTTGTAAGTCTTCTTCTTCAACGATTTCGTCAAACAACAAAGAGACGATAGCAGGTGCAGTGTCGCGCAACTCATCAAGTATTGCGTCCTTCATTGGAGTGTGAGGCTCATCGCGCAAGCTGTTTAAGTACTCATCTTCTTCGTCAAAGTTGATAGGTTCATCATTAAATGAAGGTAAAGTTTTAGTATCACAAATACCACACACATCATCGTATGTGTAAACATCACACTCAACCCAAACCTTACCAAACAAATCTTGACGCGCGTAATAGTATTTCATTGTTAAAACACCTTCGTGATAAACTTGTTAGCGAAATTACCTTTCTGAAGAATCTCCATATCTTCAGGTTCTTTGCACAGGTGTGCATACATCAAGCACTCAACATCCTTAACGTTGGTTGCGAACTGTAGGTTGTGTGCAAACAACATACCTTCTTTAACACTTGGAGAAGATGCACCACCTTCCCGTATCGCTGTAAGAGCGTCAACAATGGCTGTGGCGAATGTGCCGCCGATGAGAGAAATTTCCACAGCTCGGGGAAGGAAGTCGAAGTGGTGTCTGTAGCACCTTCTCAGGAAAGCTTCGCTGTGTGGGCGATAGCCGTTAGATGTAAAGAAGAGGGTGATGTTGTCTTTTACACCCTGTTCTTGTGTGCCAAGGAAAGGAACGCGATAAGTTTCCGCAAAGTCTAGGAACAAGTTTTCGGTGCGCTTAGATGCTTTGTCGATTTCGTCAATACACACCACTACTTTATGTTTGAGTGAGGCGCGAACAGCGCGTAGAAGAATACCTGCTTGGTAGATTTCGTCACTGCTGCCAGCTTCGCGCAGAACTGCTTTACCGACATTGATGGAGTAAAACAAATCTTCTGAGTTAGTGCCATCGTGACAAAGAGTGTAGATATATTCTGCACCTGTACGTTTGGCGTAACAGTCTGTGAAGAAAGTCTTGCCCGTCCCAGGTTTTCCAAGAAGGAGTGCCACATTTGAGTTACCACTGTCGAGAACTTTTATAAGAAGTTCATCACTTTTCCTTAAACGATATTTTGCCATGTTGTAATCCACTGAATTGTCTTCCACTGTGTAAGGGTTTAAAATCTCGATAACACCAATGCCCTCCCAAAACCACACCAACTTCAAAGAATCTTTAACCGTAACTGTTCTCTTGTAAAGGAAACCACGGTGTGCGCGACCAGGATTCCTTGAGTAGTGTTCATCTGCTACTTCAATAATACCCTCGTACTCATCTTCTGTCAAGTCGAGCGCAGGAAGTGGTTCTTGCACACTGTTGATGAGAACTTTGTCGCCGTTATCGTTTCTGATGAACTGCATTGCAATACCACCAACTGCGTAATCAAGCTTGGTGGAGTTGTGCTCCATCTCTTTTACAGCAAGGTCGAGCGCTGCTTGGTAGTGTGGTAAATGGTCTAGGCGGCGATGACGAGTGTAAGTCTTATCTTCGCATTTAAGCATCCAATCTCCAGAGATAGGATGTTTAATGAAGTATGAGCCGTTCGCAGTTATGTCAGTTCTGCTGTTGTACTGCGGTGAGTCTTTTAAAACTGCATCTAATAAAGTGAAAGCTCTAAGTCTCTCTTTATCAGATACAATATTTAAGGTGTTTGATATTACAATCATTCAAAACTCCTATACCAATGTGGTATGTAAGTTGCTGTTTGTCCGTTCCAGTGGTAGAACGCATCGCGGAAGTAAGAATACCTCATTGATGGAGGTATAAGAAAGTTACCTGTCATCGTCATACCTTTCTTTTCAGGTACGCACTCAGGTGCGTTAAGGTTGTCGATGATGTAGTCGATGTTATCACAAGCGTTGTAGTGGTCAACTACAAGACGAGCGCGAGTGATGTAGCGGTCGTCCCAAATAAGAGGCAGTTCGCGCAACTCGTTGGTTGCTTTATTAATCACCAAGAACACGCCGCGCTTTGTACCTTTGGCGTGACAATAGATGTGAAGTTGAGTTAAGTATCCTCTGTCGTCATTCTGCTTGCGGCAGAAATCTGTAAAGTATCTGTCACTCATGGTCTTCACTTCTACTACAGTTTCATCAACCATAAAGTCGATGTGACCTTTCACACCACCAAAGTCTATTTCATCTTGGGCGGAGTGTATGTCATACTTCAAGAGAAATATGACACACATCACAAACGCCTCAAACACATGACCAACCATGAATATCCAGCGAAGCTTAAACGAGATGTTGTCAGGTTCGCGATATCCAATCTTGGCTAAACAAAGAAGAATAAGAGGCTTACCCATAGCTGAAACACGAAGGTAGTGGTCAGCCTCTTTGCGGAACAAGACATCAGTTATTGAATTGGCTAACGCTTTGCTATAGAAAGCAACAACTTTTGCAACAGTGGCAGCGTCAGTTGGGTAAGCACCACACTCATCAGAGTTCCAGTATTCAGTAAGCCGCTTAAAAATCATTTCTATTTACAACCCAACCATTCAAGTCTTGTATTAAATCCAGCGCAATTGTCGCCAAATCTGTAGTAGATGTCAAGAGGTTTGAGGTAGAATGACAACAACGTCACCAGCAACAAACCTACACATAAAGCAACTCTCCATCTCATCGTCTTGTACTCCTGCGCTTCTTGGGCGCTTCTTCGTCTTTAGGTTTGCGAACGCTCAACTTACCTTTGTAAGTAGGGTAGTTGCCGCCGCCGTCTTCTTCTTCCCACAACGCAATGTCTAGGGAGTATTGGTCGTAGTCATCAGCGTCTTGCGAGTTACAAGCACCGTTGAGGATTGCTTTCATGTCATCGATGGTGAACTTAAGAACACCCTTCAATGCAGGTCGTTGTCCGCCATCACCATCCCATAAGGAGATGTAAGCGCAAGGCTCTTTAGGTTTAGCCAAAAGGGTTAGCTCCTCTGCTTGGTGCAGGTCTACGAGATTGTGCGGCGGGACGAGATTGTGCAGCAGGTTTGCGAGATTGTGCGGCTGGTGCTGGACGAGTGCGCCGAGCTAGAGGCTTTGCTTCCTCTGTCTCAAACACCTCATCATCTTCTTCGGCGTATTCAACATCATCTTCTTCATACTCCTCATCTTCTACAACTGGTGCAGAACGCTTTGGAGGTGCAGAATGTTGTGTCTCGCGCTGAGAGATAGGTGCTGGTGAAAGGTCTTCTTCATCTAGACGCAACCAAAGTTTAAGACCGAGACCAGTAACTTCTGCAAGAGATTTGACTTTTGCGCGTTGGATAGAGTCACTGATAGCGCGAGTGTCTGGCTCAATCTCCGCGTTGTGGTTAAATCCTTTCATTACAGGGAAGTGTGAAGAAGGTGAGCGCTTACCTGTGAGAGTGTCAGTGATGTACACCGAAACAAACGCAGTCCCACCATCAACGTAAGACATCGGCTTGCCTTCAAAAGTCTCTACCTCAAACACGAAATGAGGGTAGTGTTCCTTCATGATGAAAACGGCGGCACTCCAAGGGATGTAGTCAAGATTTCCTTTAGGGTATTTCTTGATGTACGGTGTTAAATCTACCGCGTAATTGTCCGCGAACTCTTTTGCGTCAATGCTGAGAATATTAGGTGCTTCCATTGTGTTAAATAGTAAAGGACATCTTTTAGCGACTAACTGACGAGGGTGTTACTCGTCACCAAAGCAGATTAGGTGAGGTGCTTCTCTCTTTCGTACAAGAAACACTCTTCAAGGTAGTCAGACATTTTATCTTCTAGCAACCAGCGAACAATAGACTGTTCAGGCACGTTAAGTAGTAACGCAGCGTGGTGTATAGAAATGTGGTAGCGGCTCATCACAGAAACAAGCGTCATAATAACCTCAAAAATACAGGAAAACGTGGAGCAACTTGGTCACTCTTCTGGTACTTGAACTCAACAGACTTACCGATAAGTTCGTCTTTCATAGCCCAAAGTTTTGCGCGAGTGGCATCGTCAAGTCCAGAACCGCACCAAAAAGAGTCACCTTCTACGGTTAGGTTCGCAGAATAGAATCTGATATCCCACTCTAACTCAAGAGCGCCGAGTGTGTCAACTGGTGCACCATCTTCAAGTTTGCACTTGTAACCGATAACTTTGGCGGTGTCAGTCATTGAGCGCTTCATAGAAAGATATGATTGCTCTTTGAACGTTGCGCGACCGAATTTGTATTTCGCATCAGGGTCACGAAGAATTACACCTTCCATACCTTGTGCAACATAATCACTTTCAAGCTGTAATAGCTCACCTAAACTCGTAACAAAGTCATACTTTGCACGAACAATACGTTTGTCATCAACGGTCTCAACTAAGTTTAATAGCGACTGTAACCTAGTAAGGTATTGGTCATCGACTCTAAACGGATTGGTGTTGTCAAACAGATAAAACTTGAAGTCATAATCGCGCTTGTCAAATGAGCGCAGCGCTGAAGTGGTGTCAGCAAAGTTGTCATTAACAACAACCTCACCTTCTACACCATCAGGCAAACTCGCTAGTTGGGTGTGTAACCAACTGTTAGGGACGAGTTTACCAGAACGATTGTAAGCGCGACCGCCTTGGATGTAAACGCGGATACCGTCGTACTTCGGCAACACCAACTTAGGGAAGGTGATTTTGTCTTGGTGCAGACCGCCATCTAGTGTATGGTCTGCAAGCATTAGTTTAGGTATCATACTTTGTCGGTGTCTACTCCGAACCTGTTAAAAATCTCAATGGTTATCTGCGCGTTGTAACGTAACAACTCAAATTCTATTTCAAGAAGTTCTTGTTTTAGAGAATTGAGTATAGTTTCTTGTTCAAGTACCTCTTTCATCTTACCGTATCTTCTGGACATGGTAATGTTGTACTCACGAATAGACTCGATGTCATCCATACTACGCTCCTTTTTCTTTAGCTGCGTACCAATTTTGTGCAAACTGAAACTCACAAGTGATAGGCACTCTGAATTTATCAGTTGAGAGTATAGTATCATTGGTGAAGATGTTTGTCAACACTTTACAAGAATCTTCTGCCGCCCATTCTGGAACTTCATACACTACCTCATCGTGAACCTGAAGCAATTGCTTTAACACAGGAACACCAATCATGTAATGAGCCATGTCAGATTGGTAGAGTGCTCTTGCATCATTTTGTAGGTGTTTGAAGATACTTGCAGCGCTACCTTGGATAAGATAGTTGAAGCATTGGCGCTCTGCTCTCGCATACTCTTTGCTCTGCTTGTCGTATAAGATACCTTCTGCTTTCAACAAACGTCCAAGCACATCCTTGAAACACCCCTTCTTCTTCCGCGCATGAGAAATAAGTTTCTCTTTGAGTTCTTGGATAGGTGTGGTGTCATAGATACGCTTGATGACTTGCTTCGCCTCTTTGACGCTGATGCCTGTGATGTGCGCAATCTTGTTTGCTCCTCCACCATAGACCAGACAAAAGATGACTGTCTTGGCAACGCGGCGCTCACATTGCCACAAGTTCGCATTGGTTTGGTGCAAATCCTCACCAGCGCGAACCGCGTCACTCATCCCCGTAAAGCCGAGAACAAGTTCAAGATAGTAAGCAAGTACAACAAGCTCAATGCGGTTAAGGTCGCCAACAACAAGAGAGTATCCTTCTGGTGCGATGAAGCATTTGCGGATGTTGTACGCATCATCAGCGCGGTAGGAATAGGTGTCGGTTGCTTTCTTCTGCGCTGGCATGTTTTGCAAGTTTGGCGATGCACTAGATAGTCTCCCTGTTACAGTGTTGAATTGTTTAAAATGTGTGCGAAGTCGTCCATCAAATGAAACCTCCATCAGTGGAGGTACAAACTTGAGTACCGCGTCAAGGTCTTTAAGCTCGATGATTTTACGCGCTAGAGGGTGCGGAATTTCCTCTAACGATTCACGGTTGAACGATGGTTTGCCTGTTGCGGTGTAGTTAGGAAAGTCTGTATAACCTTCGCGCAAGAACACCGCTTCAAGTTGGTCGCCACTGTTTGGGTTAAATGGTTTGACGGTGCAGTGGTCGTAAGTCACTACACCATTCTTTTTGTTATACCCTACAAGTTGTAACGGTTTTGCAGAAAACAGAACGTTCTTGCTGTACAGTACCTCTTTGTCAGGCAGTAAACCGCCATATAACTCAAGGTCGCGCACCTTCACTTCACGGTCTGCGGTTAAGCCGATGTGCATACGCTCCAGTGTTGGTATGTCCATCGACACACCATTGCGAAGCATGTCAATGATGCACTCAATGTAAGGCAACTCGACACCAAGATAGTAGTCGTACAACTCTTGGTCTTTGACAAGTTGTTCTTGTAGATACCAATACACCTTTCTTGTTATCTCAACGTCATTGATGTTGTACGCCGTTAAGTCGAGCGCCCACTCATCGTAATCGTCTGAGGTGGTGTTGAAGTCGAAATGTGTTTTCTCACCGCCAGCTAACGCAGCAAGGTTAGCTAGAGAGTGGAATTGAAGAGGTGCAGGATTGAGGCAGTAGCTCATGCACATTGTATCTTCATAATTCACAATGTTAAAGCCGTTAAGACGTAACGTGGTTACGTCAAAGGCAGAGTTGTGAAAGATAAAAATGTCGTTATTAGTGATGTATTTCTCTAAAAAGAAAGTAATCTGTCCACCTTCTTTGACATCACCGAAGTCAAATGACACAGCAGGTTCATCATCAATAGCAATACCAATCCTTGTAATTTTTACAGAAGGGTCGAAGGTAGAGTCTAACCCTTCTGTTTCAATGTCACAGAAAATTAACATACGACCTCACATACAAGCAATTGTCAATCTTACTTTTGAAGATGTAAGACCTTACACATTTACGCTGTTTTAGGTAAGACAGCAGATGAGCCATACGAGGGTGTTTGTGTCGAAGGCGGCGTATCTGCCTCTTAGAGATTGGATGCATGATACTTCTCCCACTCACGATGGTCATTGTACGACATTGGACAAGCAGGTATACCCATTTTGTTAGCCCATGCCACGATGTCGCTACCAGTAAGCGGAAAACGTTCGTGCCAAGTACGACTGCCGCGCGACAGTCGATGGTTAGCCAACTGAGATTGTGTCATTTGAGGTGCAATAACATAACCCAAGTCTGGATAGTTAAACACAGTTGGGTTAAAGTGTTTAGTAACTTCGGCGAGTTCTTCACGGTGTTTAAACTTACCGCCGCAGATGATGTACACCTGCTCGGTGCGGAGGAATGACACTGTTGATGAAATCTTCTGCGCGTCATCCCTTTCAAGAACACCCTTCAATTCAAGAATGTACCTGTCTGTGTGAAAGTCAGGTACATAATTGCGTATGTACGGAAGAGACAACTCTTCGTATGGAAGTGTGTACTTCTGAATAAAAGCTTCTTCAAATTTACTTCTCACTACACCACCATCTCTAGTTTAATTGCACCATCATCGTCAGTTGTGATGTAGAATGTAACATCACATTCAAGTACTTCAGGGTCGCACATCTGCGCTAGAAAGTTGAGAGCAGTTGCAATTACTTCGTCATCGTTGTCAAGATTATCACACACATTCATGATGGTGTGAATCTGTTTACGCTGTTCGGCTGTGAATGTTTTAAAGGTCATGTTCTTGTGTCTCCGTAAGGATAAGATTTACTGTAGCACAAAGAGTGTACCCTACAATGTAGGCAAATGTCAACACTGTAACCAGAAGAATAATAAATTTAGTCATTGGAAATCTCCGTATAGGTCTTGGTGATAGTGTCGTATGAGAGGGTGCACTCCAATTGTAAAGAGTCGCGCATCCGAGACTTCTTGATGACTTGGAGGTATCTCATGTTGTCTTGAACAGCACCGTTCATCGCGATGATGGCGGTAGCTTTCTGTTTAATTGCACCTCCTCCTCTGATTTCTCCTAGAGAAACATTGCTGCTCTCTTTAGTACCTTCAGAACGAGTATGCTGAATTGCAATGATGGCGACAGGCGGCTGACGCTCATCGGGATTGCCTTGAGAGAGTGTGACAAGGCGCTGACATACTTCGGCGGCAACATCGTATTTACCTGCAAAGTTAATGTCAATGTCTTGAAGTACATCAATGAAGATGACTTCAACACCGTTAGTCATCACAGCGTTGACACAAGCCTCAATAACTTTCTCAGCTTCGCCAAGTAAGTTATTGTAAAACGTCATATTGGCGCTGATGAAGTCGAGCGCGTCCTTCTCACGCTGTGCTGCGATAGACACCTGCCCGAACTCATCTCGGTAAGGGTATCCAGTATGACGTTCAATGAACTTTATAAGCATCTGGTTTGGTAACATCTCAGTACCTACCCATAAACACTTTACACCGTTGCGAATCATGTTGTACGCAATGCAGCACCCTAATGTGGATTTACCACGTCCAGTGTGTGCAACCAGCAACATAAACTCACCAATCTGAATACCACCGCCGCCAAGCATACGGTCTATACCGTCAAAGCCAGTGGTGATACCAGTGTTGTTACCCATCGCGTTCTTCCATTTGTAAAAGTCGCTAACGAGTGAAGTTCCTGTAATGATGTCGGTGCTGGTGAGGTTTGTTGCAGACGCGAACGCTTGTTTAAGTTCCTGCACGTTACACTCACAAACATCTTTTTTCTTTGGAGGCAATACCATAGCAAATGTGCGCCACTTAGGGAGTAACTCCATCGCTACAGCGAGTGCTTCTTTACCAGCATTGTCATTGTCCATGCAGACGTAAATGCGTTTGAATGAACGTATCCATGTAGCAGCAGCACGGAGAGATTTCTCCATGCTGTTTGCACCACTTACACCCACACAGGTTTCATGGATAAATACTTGTGACGCTGCCATTGTGTCGCTTTCACCTTCGCATATGATGAGGGT